ATCGAAAACCTGCGCTGGGACAACCAGACTGGCAACATGAAAGACCGAACAGATCGCGGCCTGTATAGACGAGGCCAAGATCATCATGCCGCGAAGGTGCCAGTTGCTCTTGTTGACGCCTTGCAGTCCGGAAAAATCACGCCTGCCGATGCTGCAAAACAGACCGGCTTTCGATATGGACACCTATGGCGGATTGCAAAAGGTCAATGCTGGAAGCAAAGATTCGCGCAAAACAACTCACTGGAGCGACTGAAATGACCGACATCAACGCAACGCTGGCCGAGCGCGGCAGTAGGTATGGGGCCTTTGATGGCCATGCCGAAATTGCACAGCAGCTCAAGGCAACTGTTCGTGTCTTTGAGGCAAAACGAGGGTGCGACCTTGCCCATGACCAGCGGGAGGCCCTGGAAATGATTATGCACAAGGTGGCCAGAATCCTGAACGGCGACCCGAACTATGCCGACAACTGGATCGATATCGCAGGCTACGCCACCCTGGTGGCCGACCGGCTGGAAGGCGACAATGGAGCAGTTTGAAACCCTGTGGCCCGTCCTGCTGACCATTGCACTTGTTGCACTTGGCCAATGGTGGGCTGTCCTGGCGATGTACGCCTGGCTGATCTGGACGAGGTGGAAATGATCATCATCCTGCCATGGCCACCCACCGGCCTGTCCCCAAACGCCAGAAACCACTGGGCCAAGACCGCCAAGCTCAAAAAGCAATACCGCGAGGCCTGTTTCTGGCAGGCCATGGAGCAAGGCGCACGCCCAATCCAGTCCGCCAGCCTGCACCTGACCCTGACGTTCTACCCGCCAACACGCAGGCAGTACGACCTGGACAACGCCCTGGCACGCATGAAAGCCGGTCTGGACGGACTGGCCGACGTGCTCAAGGTAGACGACAAACACTGGACGCTGACCATCCGCAAGGGCGAGACGGTCGGCGGATTCGTAGAAGTTCACATCGAAAGGCCCACAGAATGAAACTCCCAGACCAGCTCGAAACTATCCAGATCGATGCGCTGATACCCTTGACAACTTCAGATTAAACCCTTACAATAATTTCCAAACAATGCAGTGAGGCATTTATGGAAATCGAATGGCGAGACATACCCATTGCCCCAGGCTACATGGCGAATAGTCTTGGAGAAATTTGGTCGAAAGATCGACAGGTCAAAAAAACCATCAAGGGTGTCGAGCGTCTTTTCATGCTGAAGGGAAAGAAACTCAAACCGTGGATGGCGAACGCTTACCAGTATTGCCAAGCTGGAAGTGGCGTGAAAACATCAGTCCATCGGCTCGTGTGCATGGCTTTTCATGGATTGCCAGAGGAAAAACAAGAGGCATCACATCTCGATGGGAACCCAAAAAACAACGCTCCATCGAATCTTGCTTGGGTCAGTCATTCAGAAAACGAACAGCAAAAAAAGCTGCATGGAACATATGCGAGACCAAAAAATTTCAAGAAACCATGGCACAAAAAGCGTGGCACAAAACCAACAAAGCATCCAATGGCTGATGTGATCAAAAAAATGGTTTCAGACGGAGCGTCTGTTGCTGATGTTGCTTTGTTCTTGAATATCTCAAAAAGTGGCGCACACCACATCATCAAAAACAGACTGAAAGGTGGTTATGAATGAGTTGGCTCTTTTCGCAGGCGCTGGTGGAGGAATACTTGGGGGGGGGCTGCTCGGATGGCGAACAGTCTGTGCTGTCGAATGGGAGCCATATGCAGCAAGCGTATTGTGCGCCAGACAAAATGACGGAATTCTCCCGCCTTTCCCAGTATGGGATGACGTTCAAACCTTTGATGGAAACCCGTGGCGAGGAATTGTTGACGTCATATCTGGCGGATTTCCATGCCAAGACATTTCAGCGGCAGGAAAAGGAAAAGGACTTGACGGAGAACGTAGCGGAATGTGGAGGCACATGGCGAGGTTGGTTAGCGAAATACGACCCAGATTCGTCTTTGTGGAAAATAGCCCAATGCTCACTACTAGGGGAGGAGCCAGAGTTATTGCAGACCTTACCGCGCTACGGTATGACACTCGATGGGCTGTTATGGGAGCTTCCGATGTTGGAGCAAATCATCAGAGGGACAGAATCTGGATTGTCGCCAGACGGAGAGACAACATTTCACACGCCGAATTGCTCGGGACTGGATGGAGGAAGCAACTCCAGGAAAGCGCTGAAAAAAAAGCAAATGGAATGGGCAAGTCCAAATGCACGGGATTGGAAGGACAGCGGAGCCAGTCAGGGAAACAGAAAATCACCGAATTTGGGGACGCAGGTTCATTGGCCGACACCGAGAACAAAGGGGATGTGTGGCGGCAGTGGATCATGGGATTTGCTCAACAAGAACACAACAATCGAAGAAGCCAGACAAATGGGCGCAGGGAATGGTGGCAAACTGAACCCAACGTGGGTCGAGTGGCTGATGGGGTGGCCGCTAGGGTGGACAGACTTAAAGCCATTGGAAACGGACAAGTCCCTCTGTGTGCTGCAACAGCATTTAACATCTTGAGTGCAGGATTCAAAAATGGCAACGAAACGCACTGAAAAGCCCAAAAAAACAGCGAAACCAGCAAAGCCAGAGCGAGACAAGGACGCCATCTGTCAATCCGTCCTGCAAGGGATGAGAGACGGCCTGAGCGCTTTCAAGGCTTGCCAATCCGCAGGAGTTCCACAAAGCACGTTTAATCGATGGGTAGATGCTGACGTTAAACTTGCGGAAGACTACGCGCACGCGAGGGAAGACCTGATCGAGCGCATGGCGAATGAGGTGCTGGAGCTGGCCGACAGCGAAGTCCCTGAGACTGGAGACGGAAAGCGCGATTGGCAGGCCATTCAGCAGCGCAAACTGCAAGTGGACAGCCGAAAGTGGCTGCTCTCCAAGCTGGCCCCGAAAAAGTACGGCGACCGGCTGGAGCTGGCAGGCGACAAGGAAAACCCTTTGCAAGTGCAAACCATCGACGCCTCGAAGTTATCCACAGACGTGCTGGCGCAGATCATCGCGGCCAAAGACGATGTTACTGACCGAAGCTGACCTGCTGGCCGTCGAGCGCGAGCTGTGCAGGCGCAGCCTGGCCGAGTTTGCCAAGCGTGCCTGGCGCGTGCTTGAACCTGCTGCCGAGCTGAAGTGGGGATGGGCGCTGGACGCCATTTGCCTGCACTTGGAGGCCGTGACCAAGGGCGAGATCAACCGCCTGCTGATGAACGTGCCACCCGGCTCCATGAAGTCCCTGCTGACCGGCGTGATCTGGCCAGCCTGGGAGTGGGGGCCTCGGGACATGCCCGAGATGCGCTTTGTCGGCACGGCCCACGAAGAGCAGCTGGCCATCCGAGACAGCCGACGCTGCCGCGACCTGATCAAGTCCGACTGGTTCCAGAAGCTCTGGCCGATTGAGCTGCTGGCTGACTTGGACGGCAAGCGCGAGTTCGGGAATACCCGCAAAGGCGTGCGCCAGGCCCGAGCCTTCACCTCCATGACCGGCGTGCGTGGCGACCGCGTCATCCTGGACGACCCGATCAGCGCCGACAACGCCAACAGCCAAGCCAAGCTGGAGGCGGCCAAGATCGCCTTCACCGAGACGCTTCCGACCCGCGTCAACTCCGACAAGTCGGCCATCGTGGTCATCATGCAGCGCCTGAACGAGAAGGACATTTCCGGCGTCATCAAGGACATGGGCCTGCCTTACGTGCACCTGTGCATCCCGATGCGCTTTGAGCCTGAGCACCGCTGCACCACCAGCATCGGCTGGACTGACCCGCGCACCAAGGAAGGCGAGCTGATGTTCCCAGAGCGCTTTGGTGAGGCCCAGGTGTCCGAGCTGGAGAAAACCCTCGGCCCATACGGCACGGCTGGCCAGCTCCAGCAGCGGCCTGCGCCCCGTGGCGGCGGCATCATCAACACCGAGTGGTTCAAGTATTGGGCCAGCGTCCCGCAGCTCGAATTCCGCTTCATCACCGTGGATACGGCCCAGAAGACCGCCGACCACAACGACTGGTCGGTACTGCAGTGCTGGGCGCGTTCGACCGTTGGCCAGGCCGTCAAGCTCGACCAGGTGCGCGGCAAGTGGGAGGCTCCCGAGCTGCTGATCAACGCCAGGGCCTTCTGGCTCAAGCACCTGAACGACATGCGCCCGGTGGCCCAAGGCTCTGCCCTGCGCGGCATGTACGTCGAGGACAAGGTGTCCGGCACCGGCCTGATCCAGACCTTGCGGCGCGAGGGCATCCATGTGGTGGCCGTGCAACGCAGCAAGGACAAGATCAGCCGAGGCTACGACGCGGCCCCGTTCATTGCCTCTGGCAACGTGGTGCTGCCGCAGGACGCGCCATGGCTTTCGGACTTCTTGAGCGAGGTTGCAGCTTTCCCGGCTGGTGCTCATGATGACCAGCTCGACCCGATGTTCGACGCCATCAACCTGGTGCAGCGTCTCCCGGCCAACCGGACGGCAACGGTCAAACCATTGCCTACTGTGAACAAATGGTGAGAAAATACTTGAAACGAGGGCAAAAATATGGCACGCATTTCACGAGATCAGCGACTGGCTAACGTACACGCCGAAGCGCTCGCGCAGTTCGACAACGTTCAGTCAGCGCTGCGGGACGAAAGGCTGCAATGCCTTCAAGACCGACGCTTCTACAGCTTGTCTGGTGCGCAGTGGGAAGGCCCACTGTGGGACATCTACGAGAACAAGCCGAAGTTCGAGGTCAACAAGATCATGCTGTCGGTCATTCGCATCATCAACGAATACCGCAACAACCGCATCACCGTGGACTATGTGGCCAAGGATGGCAGCAAGTCTGACAAGCTGGCCGAGACCTGTGATGGGCTGTACCGCGCCGACGAGCAGGATAGCGTGGCCGACGAGGCCTACGACAACGCCTTCGAGGAAGCTGTGGGCGGTGGCTTTGGTGCCTGGCGTCTGCGCACTTCCTACGAGGACGACGAGGACGAGGACAACGAGCGCCAGCGCATCCAGATCGAGCCGATCTTCGATGCCGACAGTTCCGTGTTCTTTGACCTGAACGCCAAGCGCCAGGACAAGGCCGACGCCCGTTTCTGTTACGTCATCTACTCGATGACCTACGAGTCCTACAAGGAAGAGTGGAACGACGACCCAACCGATTGGCCAAAGATCATCCACCAGTACGAGTTCGACTGGTGCACGCCCGATGTGGTCTACATCGCGGAATACTACAAGGTTGAGGACGTCACCGAGACAATCCGCATCTTCCGTGCCATCGATGGCACTGAGGAACGCTACAAATCAAGCGAGTTCACCGACGACCCGGCCTTAGAAGAAACCCTGGCCGCCATTGGTAGCGTCGAGGTGCGCCAGCGCAAGATCAAGTCGCGCAAGATTCACAAGTACATCATGTCCGGCGGCAAGGTGCTGGAAGATTGCGGCTACATCGCAGGCAAGTGCATCCCCATCGTGCCGGTCTACGGCAAGCGCTGGTTTGTGGACAACGTTGAGCGCTGCATGGGCCATGTGCGCCTGGCCAAGGACGCGCAGCGACTCAAGAACATGCAGCTGTCCAAGCTGGGCGAGATCAGCGCCTTGTCCAGCGTCGAGAAGCCCATCCTTACGCCCGATCAGATCGCTGGCCACCAGCTCATGTGGGCCGAGGACAACCTCAAGGATTACCCTTACCTGCTGATCAACCCGATCACCAACGCAGACGGCAGCCAGGCGATCAGCGGCCCGGTGGCTTACACCCGCAGCCCGGCAATCCCTCCGGCCATGGCAGCCCTGCTGCAAGTGACCGAGCAGGACATGCAGGACATTCTGGGCAACCCGCAAGGCGCAGACAAGCTGGTGTCGAACATCAGCGGCAAGGCCGTGGAGATGATCCAGCAGCGCCTGGACATGCAGACCTTCATCTACATGAGCAACTTTGCCAAGGCCATGAAGCGCTGCGGCGAGGTTTGGCTGTCGATGGCCAAGGACATCTACATCGAAGAAGGCCGCACGATGAAGATCATCAACGAGGACGAGAGCACTGGCACCGTCACGCTGATGCAACCCACCATCGACCAGGAGACTGGCGAGGTGCGCATGGCCAACGACTTGAGCATGGCCAAGTTTGATGTGAACGTCGAGGTCGGCCCGTCAAGTAGCTCCAAGCGTGCCGCGACCGTCCGTGCCCTGACCGGCATGATGCAGATCACGCAAGACCCTGAAACCCTGCAGGTGCTCGGTGCCATGGCCATGATGAACATGGAAGGCGAGGGCATCAGCGAGGTGCGCGACTTCTTCCGCCAGCGCCTGATCCGCATGGGCGTGGTCAAGCCGACCGAGCAGGAGATCGAAGCGCTCATGGCCGAGGCCGAAGCCAAGGGACAGCAGCAAGACCCGAACGCCATCTTCCTGCAGGCTGCAGCCGAAGAGGCCGTGGCCAAGGCTGCCCAGGCACGCGCCAACACCATCAAGACCGTGGCAGACGCAGAGCTGTCCCGCGCCAAGACGGCCGAGACCCTGGCCAAGACTGGCGAGATCGATCAGAACATGGCGCTGACCGCCACAGAGGCGATTCAGCAGGCTGCGCTTGGCGAACAAGTGCAACCCGTTGTCAGATGACAGCGTTTTAGTGGAGAATGTGGTTATACGGAATCCCACCCAGCCGTTTCAAATGGGTGAGTTAAATGGGGTATTTGAATGAACAAAAAGGCAGAATTTGGAGATGAGAGCAACGACGACGAAACCGTAGTGGTCGAAGATCAGGAAGAGGAAATCGAAACTGAGCAAGTGGCTGGTGAGCAAGATTCCACCGGCGACCAGGACGATTCCAACACTGACGACAACGAAGGCGACGACGATGAAGTGATCGTTTCCATTGGTGAGGAAGCGCCACCTCCCGATGAGCACGCTCAGGCACCTGGTTGGGTGAAAGAGCTGCGTAAGGCAAACCGTGAGAAGGAAAAACGCATTCGAGAACTCGAAGCGAAGCTGAACCAGACGACTGAGAAAAAGCCGGTCGCTCTTGGCCCGAAGCCGAAGCTGGAGGACTACGAATACGACGCAGACCGATTCGAGACTGCACTGGCAGACTGGTTCGAGCGCAAGCGCCAAGCCGACGCCGAGGTTGAAAAATCTCGCCAGGCCGAGCAAGCGCAACAACGAGCCTGGCAGGAAAAGCTCGAAGGGTACGGCAAGGCGAAAGCTGAGCTGCGCGTGCGTGACTTTGAGGATGCTGAGGCCGTGGCCCAAGAGCTCTTCAACGTGACGCAGCAGGGCGTTGTGCTGCAAGGCGCGGACAATCCGGCACTGGTGATTTACGCACTCGGAAAAAACCCGAAGAAGGCAGCAGAGCTGGCCAAGATCGAAGACCCCGTAAAGTTTGCCTTTGCGGTAGCGAAACTGGAGAAGGAATTGAAAGTTACGAACCGAAAGGCAGCCCCTGCACCCGAAAGGATGGTCAGCTCAACTGGCCGAGTTTCTGGAGCTGTGGACTCAACCCTTGAACGGCTGCGAGCTGAAGCTGAAAAGACTGGCAACTACACAAAAGTGCTCCAGTACAAGCGACAGAAAGCGGCAAAAAACTGATCCAATTTTTAAAGGAACCGAATCATGTCGAATAGTTTTTCCAAAGAAGAGCGCGTTGCGTTTGAAGACCTCCTAGAAGGCTTCCAAGACGCGCTGGTGCTTTCCCGTAATGTCTCGGTCTATCAGACCGACCAGAAGATGATGGAACGTGCCAACAACACCATCTGGCGTCCCCAGCCCTACATCGCTCAGTCGATCAACAGCACTCCTGGCACGCCGATTCCCGGTTATCAGGGCATGACGCAGCTGGCCGTGCCTGCGACCCTGGGCTTCAGCAAGACCGTTCCATGGGAAATGACCTCTCTCGAACTGCGCGATGCCCTGCAAGAAGGCCGCCTGGGCGAGTCCGCCAAGCAGAAGCTGGCCAGCGACATCAACATCGCCATCATGAACTCGGCCGCAAGCCTGGGTTCGCTGGTTGTGCCGATCGCTGCTGCTGCCGGTGACTATGACGACGTGGCCCTGTGCGACGCCATCATGAACGAGCAAGGCGTGCCCGACTACGAGCGCTTCATGGCCCTGTCCAGCCGCGACTACAACGGTCTGGCTGGTAACCTGGTTGGCTCTGCCCGTTCGTTTGGCAATCAGAAGTCTGACAAGGCTTATGAGCGCTCTTACGTCGGCATGGTCGCTGGTTTCGAGACCTACAAGATGGACTACGCCAACCGTCAAGCTGCTGCAGCTGGTGGTGGCTCCATCACCATCGACACCAGCGGCGCAGGCACTCAGGCCAACTACACGCCTCAAGCCACTTCGACATCCGTCGGCGGCCAGATCAACGTGGACAACCGCTTCCAGACCGTGACTGTCTCCTCGACCACTAACGTGGCTGCTGGTGACGCTTTCGAGATCGCTGGCGTGTACGCTGTTCACCACATCACCAAGCAGAGCACTGGTCAACTCAAGACCTTCCGCGTGGTGTCTGTGGACTCGGCCACCACCATGACGATCACTCCTCCGATCATCGGAGCTCAGAGCGTGGCAACTGATGCCCAGCTTCAGTACAAGAACGTCGAGGTGGAAACCCCGTCGAACACTGCAGCCATCACCTTCCTGAACGTGAACACCGCACAGGTCAACGTGTTCTGGCAGCGTGATGCTCTGGAAATTCTGCCTGGCCGCTACGCAGTCCCGGCCGATGCTGGCGTCGCAGTGATGCGTGCCACCACCGACCAGGGCATTGAGCTGGTGATGCAGAAGTTCTACGACATTGACAGCATGACCATCAAGTACCGCATGGACACGCTGTTCGGTGTTGTGAACAAGAACCCCGAGATGTCCGGCATCTTGTTGTTCAACCAGTAAACCGGGAAAGACTGGGGGGCTCCGGCCCCCCTTTCTGCATAGGAGCTCAAAATGCCACTGACCAAAGGTTACTCAAGCAAGTCCATCGGGAAGAACATCTCGAAGGAAATGAAGTCTGGCAAGCCGCAAAAGCAGGCTGTGGCCATCGCTTTGAACGTCGCCACCAAAGCCGCCAAGGCTGCTGGCAAACCCAGCAAAGCGCCAAAGAAGGCCAAGAAATGAAGTCCGGCCTGTACGCCAACATTCACGCCAAGCGTGAGCGCATTGAGCGCCAGAAGGCTGCAGGCAAGACGCCTGAGCGCATGCGCAAGCCAGGCACAAAAGGTGCGCCAACCGCTGAGGCTTTCAAGGCCGCAGCAAAGACCAGAAAGAAGGCCAAGTGATGGAAGAAAACATCCTCGCCCCGAAATACCTGAAGAAGAAAAAGCCCGTGAAGGTGCGCAAGCCATCGCGCCCCATCGACGGCATCAATCACCGTCTGCTGGCGCAGCAGGCCACCCAGGTGCTGGAGGAAGTTGCAGCTGAAGTCTCGGCCGTGCCAGATGACAACGCAGCGCCCACCCGCATCGAGCTGATCGAGAAGGCCAAAGAACTCGGCCTGACGTTCACCAAGCGCACCAGCGACGAGAAGCTGCTGGCCATGATCACCGAAGCACTCAGCAAGCAGGAGGCCTGATATGGGTTACAGCAAGCGCCAGTTCGTTGCAGCCGCATTCGAGGAAATCGGCCTTGCGTCCTATGTCTTCGACCTGCAATCCGAGCAACTTCAGTCGGCTTTGCGTCGCATCGATGCCATGATGGCCGACTGGAACGGCAAAGGAATTCGTCTGGGCTACCCACTGCCAGGCAGCCCACAGGACAGCGACCTCGATGAGCCGACGCTGGTTCCTGACTGGGCAAATGAGGCCATCATCACGAATGCAGCTATTCGCATTGCACCTGGCTTCGGCAAGGTGGTGATGCCCGAGACCAAGGCCGTGGCAAAGGACAGCTACAACACCCTGCTGCAGCGTGCGACCGCACCCATTCCGCAGCAGATGCCCGTCACCATGCCGTCTGGCGCTGGCAACAAGCCCTGGCGCGTGTACGACAACCCATTCCTGCGTCCTCCGGTCGATCCGGTCACCGCAGGCCCGGACGGCCCCATCGAGTACAACTGAGGACAAACCATGCCACAAATCAACCAACTGCCGCTGCTGCTCCAGGCATCGCCTGGCGATCAGATTCCCGTCTACACCCCGAACAACGGCGACGCACGACGCCTGCCTATCGGTGCGCTGCTGACTTACTTCCAGCAGACCTTTGCGGCCCCGACGCTGGCCACCAGTATCTCGACGCCTGGCACCGGCTTCAACATCACAGTCCCGACCCCTGTCAGCCAGCAGCAATGGATGCTGCTCCAGCCAGCCGGAACCTTGGCCACTGGCACGATCACCCTGCCGCTGAACACCCAAACGCCCGACGGCACTGAGGTGCTGATCACCACCACACAGCAGATCACCAGCTTCACGCTGGCGCTGAACGGCGCATCCGCAGCCTACGGCGTGCCCGGCAACCTGGCCGCTGAGGACTTCTTCCGCATGCGCTTTGTGCAGTCTCTGAACAGCTGGTACAGGATTGCCTGATGGCCACAAAGAAAGACCCGCGTCTGGCTCGCGTCGGCGTCGAGGGCTACAACAAGCCCAAGCGCACACCGTCGCACCCGACCAAGTCCCACGTCGTGGTGGCCAAGGCTGGCGACCAGGTAAAAACCATCCGTTTTGGCCAGCAGGGCGTGTCCGGGTCTCCGAAGCGCGAAGGCGAGTCCAAGGCGGACAAAGCCCGGCG